AACGAATCAGAATATTCTCTTGGAATTACTGATATTGTTTGTGCCGTAGTTAATGTATTAAGTATAATCATTACTTATATAACGTAAGAATTTTAATAATTTGTAAAAGTAAATTTACAAAAAAAAACCACCCTATAAAAGAGTGGCTAATTTACTAACTAAATAAAGGTATTTTTATAATCCTGTTGGTGGAATTTGTACTGCTGAAGCAGTTGGTGTTGTATCTAAGAATAAAGGTGCAGTTTCTTCCATTCCTTCGAACGTCAAAGTAAATCCACTTAAATCTCCTGCTGCTGCTCCTGTCACAACTGTGCCACCTGTAGCTTCCATTCCATTTTCAAGTCCACAAAGGAAACTGTTTCCGTAATAGTCAACTACTACAATGTAAGGTCTAGCTACTGCAAGTATTTGCAATTCTGCTTGAGTTTTAGCATCTAAAAATGTTAATGTTAAATTTAAAGTTTGAGTGTAAAAAGTAGTTCCATTCTCTCTGCTACTTGTTACAGTAGTTTCTAAAGATGAATTTCCTTTTATATCATATTCAAACCAAACAGGTGCAGGGCTTCCGTTTGTGATTGTTGCTTCTTTACTTGTTGAATCTATTGCAACACTTGCAATTGTTCCAAAGTCTGCAAATAATACGGTTTTAATTCCGCCAAATGCTGATTTACAGGGTACTTTTCTACCTGTGTTTAATGTACAAGCCATATTTTTTATTGTTTTAAAAAAAAAGGGTAAGTAGATAAACTACCTACCCTCGTTTTATTGATTAATTTAATTGATTATACGTAAGTAACGATATCTGAAGCAACTCCAAATTGTACACTTGAGGTAAATCTCATTACCATACGTACATTGTTTGAAGCATCAAGGTCAGCCATATCCAAAACTTTTACAGTATTTGTATCGTTCAACAAGCCTGTACCGAAATAAAGGTTTGAAGTTCTTGCAGCAATCATATCGTCATCAACTTGTCCCTGTGCTACGAACACTTTAACACCGTTAATAGTTAAACTTCCGTTATTCCACCATTGCGTACCCATACTTTGAACACCATTTGCGCCAAGTCCGTTAGCAGCGAAGCCACCTAATGCTTGAACATACAATTTAGCAGCCTTAGAACTTACATATAAGTATAAATCTTCTTTTCCGTAAAGTTGTGCAGGTATTGCAGCAACAACTTTGCTCATTTCTGCAATAATATTAGCAGCATCCAATCCACCTGCAACCTTAGCAATCTGTTGAGCAGCAGGAATGTCCCCTGCAGCAGCAGATGCAGCAATTAACTTGTTAAATCCATCAAATGAATTATTAGTTGCAGCAGCAGTATCTCCTTGCCAAATGTTAAATTCAGTATTTTGTGCAACTTCAGCAGCAACGTGTGCTATCATAAAGTCAGAAAATTTAGGAGGTAAAGTTTGACCTAAACCGAATCCCATTGATTGTGATTCCCAATCGCTTACGAAATCATATTTACATAATTGTAAGTTAACTTGTAATTCAACAGGTTGAATAATTCTCTCTGTTAAAGTAACTGAAGAGTTTGGTGCAAAATCACATCCTGCAGCAGTAACTAAAGCCCCTGTTGCTAATTTTTTAATTACTTCTTTAAAAGAAATGTTTGCTTTTACTGTTAAACCACCATCGTCAATAGTTGATGCAGATAATAATGCAGCAGCGATATATTCGCCTGCAAATTGTCCTGCATAAGTCGTTGTAATGTTAGTAGCAGTAGCTAATTGTAGTTTGTCTAATTTACTCATTTTATTGTTTTTTATTTATTTAATCTATTTAACACCCTGTCCATTGCTGAACTTCCAAATTTATTTTTTATAAACTCGTGCTTTTTTACAGTTGCCCCAACAGTTTCAGGATTGTGTTTTATTGGTTTACTTGATGCTTCAGAAAGTTCTTCTTTTGAAAATTCTTCTTTTACAGTTCTCGATTTCAAAACATTGCTTTTTTCTTCGCTCATTTCTTCTTCTTCAACGTTTTCCATTTTAGCTTCCTTATCGCCTTTTAAATCAGCAATAGCATCTTCTAAATTTTGAATTCGTTTCTCCATTCCTCGCCAATCAGCAACATCTGCTTCGCCATCTTCTGCCATCTCTTTATCTTCTTGTTCTAAGTCAGAAGTAATTTCTTCGCCCTCTTCGTCTTCTTTTGCAGGAACATCGTCAGCAACATCTCTAACGTCAGCAATTAGTCCCTCTTCAGAAACTACAATTAATCTACCATCTTCTAGTAAATATTCGCCAACAGGCATTGCTACTTTTTCGTCATCTGTAACGATAAAAATTTCAGAGTCTTTTTCAAATGAGTCAGCCGATACGACTGTTCCATTTTCTAACTTCATTTCTTCAAGTTTAACCTGAATGTTTAGAAGTTCTTTAATTTGATTTAGTTTACTTTTCATATTTATTATATAACGTGGTTTAAATTAAAATTTGCATTTTCGATTGTTATTCGCTTACCGTTCCTGTAATCACTCCAATGCCTTGTGCTCTCATTGAGCCATCGCAACACTCTATGGAATAGGTATTTTTATCCCAACATAAACAAGCTCTGCTACTACCTTTAGGCGATGTTCTTGAGCCTATATAAATATTGTCCTCTGTATTATTTGACATCTGTTAGAATTTTTTTGATTTGATTTAATGTAATTTCTTCAGAATATTCTTCTTTTATAGATTCTTTTGGCGATTCTATTTTATCAGCAAAGTAGCCCTCAATACTGAAGCCTTTTACTTTTCCTGTTTTTACGTAATCATTCCAAACATCTTCGTTTTGAACTTTTACCGAACCCATCCAAGTACCAACAGGTACGTCCAAACCATATAAAGCAGTTTTGTCTTTTTCCTTATTTTCTACAATCCAACTTTCCACCAACGTTAAACCGTTTAAAGATTTTTCGTGTTCTAATGTGGTCTGTGATTGATTTCCGTTTTTAAGATATAATTGCGAAGCCTTTACAACTGTTTCTTTTGAAAAGAAAATATAGTAATCGCCCTCGTCTCCTTTTCTGTAAATAGGTTTGTTAGGAATTAACAATGCACCCATCAATAAACGTTTCTCTTTATTTATTTCAGCAAGTTTAATTTCTTGATTTTTTAGAGCAATAAAGTCAGATTCAATTGCAGGGCTTTCAACTATTGAAATCGCTTCAATTCCTGCATCTTCTTGTTCTTCATCTAATATTAGTTCGATTATTCTCATAATTATATAACGTATTAATTTTTAAAATTTGTATTTCTTTATCCAATTGTAGCACTCGTAACAATGTTTCTGTCTAAACTTTGCGAAGTAGTTACATCACTTGACACCACAAATGCCTGTACAGGTTGTGAAGCTTGACCGCCAATAGCATCCGCCAATTGATTGGTTTCACTTGCTCCTACCACGTTAAATGCAGGGGGTTCAGGAATCGCTGATGGTGAAGCACTTGCTGCTCCTGATGCAGGGTTAGTAGCAGAACCACCACCTGCTTTTGGGTTAGTTGCTAAAATAGATTTTACCGACTTAAAACCAATCGCTGCAGTTGATGCAATATTTACAAGTTTTAAAGCAAATCCAAATGGCGTGGTAGTCTTTGTAGCTAGTTCTGCAGTTATACCCTGATAGGTATTTATTAATGCAGCAGCAGCAGCAGCAGCTTTTCCTGCTTTAGAATTTTCACCCAAAAGATTAGCTATTCCTGCAAAAGTACTTTTAGCCATATCTACTTCTGCATCTCTTTTTATACCCTCTATTTTAGTTTCTTCATCTGCAAACTTTTTGCGTATTCGCATCTTGTCTTCTTCAGTTCCATTTAATCTTGTAACTTCAGCAAGTGCTTCATTCTTTTGTTCTTCTAATGTTAGTTCTTTTTTCTGTAATTCAGATTCTAAAAAAGCAGCTAATTTTTCGTCAGCAATTACTTTTTCTTCTTCTTCAATTATTTTCTTTTTTTCCTTAAATGCCTGTTCGACATCAATCAGCATTTGTTGCTCTGTTTCTTTATCTAATTTTAGTTCTTCTAATGCTTTTATTCTGTCTGCTCTTTCTTGTTCGATATCAGCAAATTTATTCTCTTTGTCTTTTATTCTAAGTCCATCTTTAAAATCTTGTAGTGCTTTTTCTTGTGCAATCTTTTCATTTGTTGCAGCTTCTTCTGCTGCTTTTGCTTCAGTATTTAATCCAATAATTTGAGCAGAAACCTCTCTTGCTTTTAAAAGTCTTGCAGATTCTAAGGCGATTATATTAGCCTTTAATTGTATTTCTTTTTTTAAATCGTCTTTGGTTGATTTTCCTAATTTATTTTCAGCAACTTGTGCAGCCAATCTTAATTTAGCAGCAGTCAATTGTTTATTTACAATTTCATCTTCAACAGTTCCTGCTTCTTTCAAAAAATCAATCCTTTCTTGTAATGAAAACTTTTCTTTATCAATCGCTTTATTAAGTAGTTCTGCCCTCTTTTTAATTGCTTCAGCATTTTCTAAAATCAAGTCCCTTTCTAATTTATCTGCTTGGGCTCTTTTATCTGCAATAGCCGATGCACTTCTTGCATTATCTGCAATCTGTTTTGCTAGTTCTTTTGATGCTTGAGTTAATTTTTTAGTACCTGCTATAACTCCATTAATTAAAATAACCGCAGGGTTCAATTCATTGTTAAGTCCAATAACTCCATCTTTTGCATCTTCAAATGCTCCTGAAAAATCGCCACTAAATAGTTTACTAATTGCCGAACCTAATAATCCAACGCTTTTCATTACTGCATCAAATTTATCCATTACAAATGTTTTAATACTTGTACCGAATGATTTTAGTGATTCAATAGGATTCGTAAAGACGTTAATTAGTAACATCCCTAAGTCCGCAAGTTTATCAGTAAACACCGTAACCACCGAACCAATAACAAGCATCATTTTGTTGAACTTGTTTTGTCCCTCTTCTGAAGATGTAAATGCTGAAGCTAAAGCACCAACTGCTAAAACTAAAGCACCAAGTCCTGTTGCGATTATTGCACCTCTCATAGTCTTAAAAGAGCCTGTAACTTTTTTCAAACCTTTACTAAGTCCTTTAAATCCTGAAGCAAGACCACCTGTCATTTTATCAAGTTGTCCGATAACTCCCTCAAATTGTTCAGTACTTTCTGTTGTACTTTCAATTTCTTTATTTAGGTTATCTACGCTTTTAACTGCACCCTTTGTATCTACCTTAATTACAAACGTTTTTTCTACTGCCATTTTGTATTATTTTTAATTTTTTCAATCACTTCTTTAAAATCTTTTGGTAAAGAATTTTTACCTTGTGCGATTCTAATATTCTCTGTTTCTCCATCTGCTACTTGTAGCAACTCTAATATGTTTTTTATCATACTTCGTTTAGTAATTCGATACTACTTTTTCCGTTCTGAAGATTTGTAGTAATTGAGTTAATAATATATCGTTGTGAACTTATTTCAAAAGTGTCATTTAATTTAAAATCAAATAATATTCGTAATGGTAAATATGCACTTACTTGTGTAATTCGTCTCCTTGTATTAAAAATATCTATAATGTATTCACTATGATATACCTTAAATAAAGTGTTCGTAAATTCGTTTGTATTTGTGTATTCATTTATTTCATTATTGAAATTTATGTTGTCTCTGCTCTGATAAACAGGGCTAATATTTAAAGCATTTGATGGTATTGTGTAAAATGTTTTTGATTGAATAGTAGTGGGTGAAAGTACTAAGCTTATTGGTGTTAATGCTGTTCTATAAATAGCATAAAATATTAATGGTTTTCCAATGTATGGTTGCTGATTTTCATTTACAGACCAACCCCATTGGATTAATGTATTTAAACCATTAGAGGCATCAATTAAACGCTCATACTTAAAGTGTTCAAAAGGAATTAAAACTTTATATATTTCAGTAGATGCATTAAGATTAACACCGCCCGATTGACCTGTTGGCGAACCTGAATAATTTAACGCACCCCAATTTGAACCTGAAATTTGATTGTGTTGTTTAGCTAAAAAACTACCTGTACCCTCATATCCATAAACAATTTCGTTATAAGGTAGTGCAACATTTACAGAACTTTTTGTTGTATCTACAAAACTAGATACATTATAGTTTACAGGTGCATCATTACTATTAATATCTGCATCTGTATAATAAGATAAATTTCCTGCATCACCATAAACAGATGCGCTCGTAGCTTCTAAAGGACGTACTACTATTGTACCATTTTTATCTACATAAGCTACTAGGCTAAACATTTTAAATAGTCCCGTTAGAAACGACATAATAGACACGTCAGGTATTTGTTCACTAACTAAAAAATCAAAAGTATTTGTAAGGGAAAAAGATGTTGTGCTTACAGTATCAGTATAATTAGTACCGCCCTGATTCTGCAAAGGTTGATAATAGCCATCGAACTCCCATTCAACATTAGAAAAAGATATTGTTGATGCAGCAGTTACAGAAACAGTCATACCTGCATTTGCAACTTCATTAAAAGAATTATTAAAAATTCTTGTTCCTGATGCGCTTATAGATTGAAAAACTACGTTTCCATTTAAAGTAATTGTTACAACATACGGAACACTACTTGTAGTCGTAAAAGTTATTTCATTATCAAATATTCTACTTGGAAAAGCCAACATTGCAGCAGGTGTAAT